GAAGCATTTATTCCAGAAGAAAAGAAAGCTAAGAAGATTGACATTACCGATGGGGATAACGAATATCCATCACAAGCTGCCGAATTTTTGGCAGAAGGTAAAACTAAGTAATAATTTAAGAAGGTGAATGCTATGTCCAATATTAAATGTATAAAGCTAATCAGTGGCGAGGAAATCATTGCTGATATTGATGAGAGTATTGAAGGCCTCGTTATTCTGAAAAAGCCTCTATTGATTATGATGGTACCTAACCAGAATAATCAGTTTGGTATTGGACTAGCACCCTTTTGTCCGTATGCTCAGACCGGGGACATTCCTATCCGCGCTGGTGCAGTTGTTTCTATTTTCGAACCAGATACTGGAATGGTTAATGAGTATAATGTTCGGTTTGGCAGTGGTATTGTAATACCAGAAAGTAAGATTATCGTATGAAACTATTCGCAGCATTTTTAGCCGCAGCCCTGATTGCTACTCCTGTTCTAGCAGTAGAGCATTCATGGAAAGTAACAAGAGTTTTGGACGGCGATACAATCGAAGTCGAAGCTCCGTGGGTACCAGCTCCAATTCCACCAGTAATTAAGATTCGAGTATTGGGAGTTGATACGCCTGAAAAAGGTGGTCGTGCCCAGTGTCCTAAGGAAGCTGCTGGCGGAGAAGCAGCAACAAACTTTACTAAGTCTGTGATTAAACCTGGTCAGATTATTCAGGTTGATCTAAAAGAATGGGACAAGTTTGGCGGCCGTGTTCTTGGTTATGTCAAGTATAATGGCAAGGACCTATCAACAGAACTTATCAAGGGCGGACTTGCCCGCGCCTATATGGGCGAAAAGAAAGCATCATGGTGTAACTAAAACCTCTTTACTTTTGTTATGTTTTATAGTATAGTAGTATTTGAATTGAAAAGAGGGTTACATGAAGTTTTATACCAGCGCACACCAATATGGCTCCAAGATTCTCGTTCGAGGTGTTCATAATGGTGTGCGCTTCAATCGTAGGGAAGACTTCTCTCCTGTTCTCTATGTGAAGAGCAAAGAAGAAGGTGTCCACAAGTCTCTGTATGGTGATAATCTTCAACCTGTTGAGTTTCAAAGTAACAATGACGCCAAAGAGTTTATTCAAACCTATGGTGAAGTAGATAACTTTCCTATCTATGGTCAGACAAACTTCGGCTACCAGTATATCACGCATAAGTTTCCTGGTGAAATCCAGTGGGACATGAATGCTCTAAAGATTCAGACGATTGATATCGAAACGAAAACCGAGTTTGGTTTTCCAGATATCAATAATCCTCTTGAAGAGATTCTCCTCATCACGGTCAAGGACCTAGTCTCTCGCCAGATTATTACCTTTGGTTGTGGTAATTTTGATGATGTAAACTCCGAAGAAATTACAGCCCTTCGTGCCACTGGCAACAAGTTTTTGTATGTGAAGTGTGACAATGAACGTGACCTTCTAGAAACCTATGTTCGTTTTCATTCTGATAATCATCCAGATATCATCACTGGTTGGAACGTCGAACTTTTCGATATCGCATATCTGATTGCCCGTGTAGAGCGGCTGTTCAATGATGAAAATGCCACTAAGAAGAAGTTTTCTCCTTGGGGTCTAGTGCAACGTAAGAACATGAACGTCATGGGGCGTGAGATGTTCACCTATGAAATGAAGGGTATTGCCGTTCTAGATTATCTAGACCTCTTTAAGAAGTTTACCTATTCTAACCAAGAGTCCTACAAGCTAGACCATATTGCTTCTGTGGAACTTGGTAAGAACAAGCTGGAAAATCCCTATGAAAGTTTCCGCGAGTTTTACACTAAAGACTGGCAGAAGTTTGTTGAATACAACGTTCGAGATGTTGAAATTGTGGACGAACTTGAACGCAAGTTGAAGTTGATTGAACTTATTCTCACGATGGCCTATGACGCCAAGTGTAATTACAATGACGTTTTCTCACAGGTTCGCACCTGGGATTGTCTTCTCTATAATCACCTGTATGATAAGAACATTCATATTCCTCAGAAGAGAGACCAACAGGGTCGTGGCATCGAAGGCGCTTTCGTTCAAGAACCTAAGCCCGGTAAGTATGACTGGGTAGTTTCTTTCGATGCTACCTCTCTGTATCCGTCAATCATTATGCAGTATAACATGTCGCCTGAAACCATGGTAAATGGTTATGTCAAAGACACTACAGTCCGTGGTCTTCTTGATAAGACCTTTGACCTTGATGACTTAAAAGATAATGATTATTGTATGACCTCAAATGGGTATTGCTATAATCGCACTAAGCAAGGTCTGTTTCCAGAAATCGTAGAGAAATTCTTTGATGACCGTCAACGTTATAAGAAGTTGATGATTGCCGCGCAGAAAGAATATGAACTTACTAAAGATGAAAAACTAAAGAACGATATCTCAAAGTATAACAACTTCCAAATGGCAAGAAAGATTCAGTTGAACTCTCTCTTCGGTGCCATGGGTAATGAATACTTCCGTTATTATGATGCTCGTGTGGCTGAGGGTATCACTATGACTGGTCAGTATATTATTCAGGAAGTAGGTAAGGCACTTGACGTTTATCTTAACAAGGTCGTAGGTACAAATGGACACAACTACTCTTTCTACAGTGATACTGATTCTTGTTATATTTCCCTGGAGCCTCTTGTTAGTAAGTTTTATCCTGATATGGACCGCGACAAACTCATTGGCGTTCTCGATAAAATCTGCGAAGAGAAAATCACAGAGGCGATCAACAAGAGTTGCGATGGACTTGCGGACTACACGAATGCATTTCAGAAGAAAATTATATTCAAACGCGAGGCAATCGCGGAACGTGGCATCTGGGTTGCAAAAAAGAGGTATGCACTTAATGTCTATGACAACGAAGGCGTCCGTTACGATGAGCCAAAACTCAAAGTCATGGGTCTCGAAATCGTCCGCTCGTCTACGCCAGCGCCCGTCCGCAAGAGCCTCAAAGAAGCCGTCAGACTCTGCCTGACTTCCGACGAAGCAACTCTACAGAAGTTCATTGAAGAAACCCGCGAAGCCTTCTACAAGATGTCGCCCGAAGAGATTGCATTTCCACGAGGTGTAAATGGGTTGTCTAAGTATACATCTACGGCTGATATTTACGGCAAGGGAACACCGATGCATGTTCGTGGTGCCCTAATGTATAACCATATGATCAAGAAAGCCAATCTTGACAAGAAGTATGAATTAATTCAAGAGGGTGAAAAGATTAAGTTTCTTTATCTCAAAGAGCCAAATACAATGCATGAAAATTGTATTGCTTTTCTCGGAATAATGCCAAAAGAACTTGACATTCACCGATATATAGATTATAAGATGATGTTCCAGAAAGCATTTCTTGACCCACTTAACATGATTGTAGACGGCCTAAGCTGGTCTACTGAACCTAAAGCAACATTAGAGGACCTATTCGCATGAACGCACTACTTGACAAACTGAAAAAGAATACCACCATCAAAGAAACAAATGTGTTATCAGAAAGCAAACTCTTTAGCACCAAAGATTTAATTCAGACTGCGGTGCCAGCCTTGAACGTGGCTCTGTCTGGTAAGCTAGATGGTGGTCTAACACCTGGACTGACCATCTTTGCTGGCCCATCGAAACACTTTAAGACTGCATTCGCAATGATGTTGGTCAAGAGTTTCTTGGACAAGTATGATGACGGTATTGTCCTGTTCTACGACTCAGAATTTGGTGCACCACAGTCATACTTTGAGAACTTTGGTATCGATACCGGCAAGGTTGTTCACACACCTATCACCGACATTGAACAATTGAAACATGATATTATGAAGCAAGTCAATGAACTTGAACGTAAGGACCGTGTCATGATTGTAGTTGACTCTGTTGGTAACCTTGCTTCTAAGAAAGAAGTTGATGATGCCCTAGATGGTAAGTCGGTTGCAGATATGACTCGCGCCAAGCAGATGAAGTCCTTGTTCCGTATGATTACGCCACATCTTACTATCAAAGATATTCCTATGGTCGTTGTCAATCACACTTACATGGAAATCGGTATGTTCCCGAAGGCAATCGTCTCTGGTGGTACTGGCATCTACTACTCAGCCGATAACATCTTTATCATTGGTCGTCAACAAGAGAAGCAGGGTACCGAGATTGTTGGTTATAACTTCATCATCAACGTTGAAAAGTCTCGCTATGTTCGTGAGAAGTCCAAGATTCCTATTGAAGTTACCTTCGAGGGTGGTATCAGCAAGTGGTCTGGTCTACTAGATATTGCACTTGAAAGTGGTCACGTAATAAAGCCATCAAATGGTTGGTATCAGATTGCTACCGAGGAAAAGAAGTATCGCTTGAATGATACATACAACAAAGAATTCTGGATGCCAGTTCTGACCGACCCAACATTCAGCGAGTGGGTTGAAAAGAGATACCGCATGGCAGGTGGACAAATGATGGAGGGTGAAAATGTGGAAATTCTTGACGAAGATGTTTCAGAAGAATACGAAAATCTGTGACGAATGTGGTTGCGGCATCAATCCTAAGAAAGATGCTGCAATCTGTCTTCATGGTTCAGAACATGGCCTAACTTTTGAGAAGTGGGTATGTGAAGATTGTTGTATGAAGATTGCTAATGATTATGAAGAATATTTTGAACTAGAGGATGTGAATGTTGCAGAAGAAAATTGAAACTATTATCCTAAGTAAGTTGATTTCGGATGAGGATTACCTGCGTAAGGTAATCCCATTCATTAAAGATGAATATTTTACAGACAACGCCGAGAAGTTAATCTATCGTTACATCAACGAATTTGTTACCAAATATAATTCTCTTCCTACCATCGATGCCATAAACATTGCTCTACAAAATGACCGCAAGGTAAATGAGAAAGAGTATCAGCACGTTACAGAAACTCTAACCGCACTTGATGATGATGTGGATGCCAATGAGAAGTGGCTTCTAGACCAGACGGAAAAGTTCTGTAAAGACCGAGCCGTGTATAATGCCATTATGCAATCAATTCAAATCATTGATGGCGAAGACAAGGTACATTCGCAAGATGGTATTCCTTCCATTCTCCAAGATGCATTGGCAGTTGGGTTTGATAACAACGTAGGACATGACTACATTGATAACGCCGAAGACCGTTTTGATTTCTATCACCGGGCAGAAACTAAGTTGCCGTTTGACCTCGAGATGTTCAACAAGATTACCAATGGTGGTCTACCAAATAAGACATTGAACATTGCTCTTGCTGGTACTGGTGTTGGTAAGTCTCTGTTCATGTGTCACATGGCTGCTGGCGCCTTGGGTCAGAACAAGAACGTTTTGTATATCACCCTCGAAATGGCAGAAGAACGTATCGCAGAACGTATTGACGCCAACTTGATGAACGTGAACATTCAAGAACTCAAAGACCTTTCTAAGTCTATGTTTGACCAGCGTATTGCCAAGATTCGTTCGAAGACAGAAGGTCGTTTAATTGTCAAAGAATATCCAACAGCCAGCGCCCATGTTGGCCATTTCAAGGCTTTGTTGAACGAACTCCAGTTGAAACGAAACTTCAAGCCAGATGTTATCTTTATTGACTATCTGAATATCTGTGCCTCAAGTAGATACAAAGCATCTTCTGGTGCCAACTCCTACACAGTCATCAAGGGTATTGCCGAAGAACTTCGTGGTCTGGCAGTAGAGTTTGATTTACCAATTGTCTCTGCCACTCAGACAACCCGTAGTGGTTATGCTAACTCGGATGTTGAACTGACTGATACATCGGAATCATTTGGTCTGCCTGCAACGGCCGACTTGATGTTTGCTCTTATCGCAACAGAAGAACTTGACAAGATGGGTCAGTTGATGGTAAAGCAATTGAAGAACCGTTACAACGACCCCGGCATGAACAAACGCTTTATGGTTGGTATCGACCGCGGTAAGATGAAACTATATGACTTAGAAGATGATGCACAAGCTGGTATCATGGACTCTGGTCAAGATGATGTTCCAGTGTTCGAAAATACTACCATTGGTAAGCGGAGAGATTTTTCAAAGTTTGAGTTTTAACTTGACAAACCGTTATAAATGTAGTATACAATAGTTATGCGCCGTTAGCTCATCTGGATAGAGCGCGAGACTTCTAATCTTGAGGCAGCAGGTTCGAGTCCTGCACGGCGCACCAGTTTTTAGGAAATAATATGGACGAATTGAATCTTAAACTTGTAGTATCTTCATTTGTGTGGACAAATGTTGGTAGTTCAGACCTTCCATTATGGAAGACAGTGGGTGCAAAAGAATATATCGTCAAGTATTTTACTGGCGAACCTACTTTTGGCATGATCAATGAAGAGCTTGATAAAGTTTCTCACATGTTTGAGGGCGGCGATTCATTTGTTCGTGAAACTGTAGCTGGATTTGAAATTTATTTTGCAGAAGCCCCTACAAATTCTGAAACATTCCAAGCCAATCTAAATGGCGCAATCGATTTTCCTCCTATCGATCTTACCGCAGTGGATGTTACCGAAGAATTGAGTGCTATACTGGCATAAAAATACCGCTTGACATTTCCTCAGAATCTGCTACTATATAATAGTAGATAGAAAAGAGAGAGTGTGATTCGAAAGTATTATAAATATAGGGAACATTATATAGATGGAACTCCTATGTTATCCTTTACACAATTTATCACTGAGGCGACCCACACTGGTGGTATTGCTCATATAGAGCATCCTTCTGATAGATCATTTGATAGTCAAGACGCTGCACACCACGCATTGGAAACTCTGCGTGGTGTTGCACGTGGGAAAACACCATCTACTCGTAAGATAGATGATAGAATGTCTTTCCATGTAATTCGAACACCAGAGGGTAAGATTGGTGTCAAGTATAAGGGCGCTGGTTCTCACTATAACTATTCTGCCGCAGATATTGAAAAGCAACATGGTCATAAACCATATCTTGTCGGCCCTCTGAAAGCACTTCATGCCCATCTAGGCAAAGTTCTTCCGAAAAAGCCGGGTGAATATCAAGGCGGATATATGAGCGAACCTTCTGGAAGATCAGAATACACCTCACACATCTCGCATACTCCAAATACGATTGAATATCGTGCAGATGCTGGTAGCGAAGAAGCAAAGAAGCTAAAGAAATCCAAGGTTAGTGTTACTATACATACGGAGCTAAAGGGGCCAGAAAGA